GGCCAACATATCGAACTTGTGGAGACAAGTATTCAGGAGCAAAACTGAACATAGACATGTTTTCGCGATTAGGAATTGCTAACATTTTGTTGATGGATGCATTATCAAGAATGTATTTTTCAACGTTTTTACCAACGACTAACACAGTTGGAACGATACCTGCGTTTTCTTGAATTTTTTCGGACGCCATTTTCAAGTCGCCATAAATGTCAGCACCCGCTTGGTCCCAAGTAGTAGTAGGTGTAATGTCTTGTTCAAATTCGAAATCAATTTCATCAACTTGAACTGTTTCACCATCGTCAGCATAGCCTTCGATTTTGCATTTACCAGTAGTAAGCAAATCGGCTGCCATTTTATTTTTACGATTAATAATTGTGCCTTGTAAGTAAGACAAATCTTCAGCTTGCATTTGTGCGGCACGTTGTGCAGGTGTCATTGTAGACACAATGTTTTCAGCAAATGCACGTTGATCAAGTTGTTCTGGGTCAATAACTGTACGAGGGCCCATCATAGGTGCTTCGTATAAAGCAATTTTAGATCCTGCACGTTTAACATTAACGCCAGATGCACCACGAGATACGAAAGGTGCTAATGTGCGACCACGTTTACGAGTTTCTACTGCGATTTTTTTAGAAGTTGCAACTGCTGGAACTTGTGGGAAGAAAGTATCAAGCAAGAAACTTGCCGGAGTTTTCATTCGTTCCACAGCTTGCATCAAGGAAAATGTATCTTTGAAATCAATTGCCATTATATAGTTCCCCCTATTTAATGCTAGTTAAGAATAAGTGAGCGTCCTTGAAGTCCGCTTCATGATCATTAATTTTGTAAGCTTGGTCAACTACCAATACTTCACGATTAAAGCGACCGGAAATGTATACAGTTAATACATTGTGTTCAGTAGTTGCAGTAGTATCAGATACTACGATACCCGCAGGCTTACCACTTGCGATTTTTTGGAATGTACCAGAGTTGTTTTCAAGAACTTGGCCACGTTTATAATCGCCAGCTGCTACTTTTACATTTTGAGTTAATACAGGTACACCGCCACCACCTAATAGATAATCAGCTGCGACACCATTTACTTGTTTGAAATATGCCATTATTTACCGCCTTTCTTAGCATTCGCAAATGCTACGACTTCATCAATTGCACTAGCTTTTGCTACCGCATCGTTGGTTTCTGGTGTAGATGCACCTTGAGGTGCCACTTTATCCGCACCAGATTCCATTTGATCAATAACTAATTGTCGGATTTGGTCAACTACTTTGTTATCACTTGCAGGAATATCAGATACGGCAGAGATGAAAGGTGTTACTTCATCTACTGTTTTACCTTCTTTAACAGCTACATCAACTAAACGATTGATGACTTCATTATCACCTTTTAACGTATTTAATGCTTCAACGCGTTCGCGTTCTGCTGTTACTGCTGCGTTTTCTGCAGGTTCATTTGTAGAAATACCGAGCAAACCTTTTAAGCTTGCCATGAATTGGTTTTCAGTCATAGGTTTCTCCTTACTTGTTAAAAATTGTTTGATTTTGGCTTCATTTTTGGCCGAGTATTTGCAAGATACTTTGTTTACGATAACCATTCCGTTATTCATAACAGCTTTGTCCGTAATCGCCGTATCTACTTCATCAATCAGGCCGTAGGACTTCGCCTCGTCCGCCGTGAGCCACGTTTCATCATCCATAAGTGTATTTACCTGTTCAGATGTCAAAACGTCGCTACGGCTCAAATAAACGTTTGCGATTGTCTGTTTAACACTCGCCAAATAGTTAGCCATTTTAGTTAATCCGTCCGCATCAAAGCTATCACCTAGAAATACAGATGGATTGTGAATCATGTACAGAGCATTACTTGGCATGATTACCTTATCCGCCGCACAGGCAATAATTGTAGCAGCACTTGCGCATAAGCCATCAATATGTGCTGTTACTTTGCCAGTATAGGCTTTGATCATATTGTGGATAGCTTGTGCTGCGAACACGTCACCACCACCAGAGTTGATGCGCATTGTTAAGTCATTACCATTACAACTAGCCAAGTCACTTGCAAATTCACGTGGTGTAATTTCATCACCCCACCAAGAGGTATCAGAAATATCACCATACAAAATCAATTCAGATTGACCGGTACCATCTTGATTTACAAAATTCTTAACAGACCAAAATTTATTCATCCTCTTCACCTCCTTTCACTTCAGATTTAGAGCCAACGGAAGGATTTACCGCATCAGCTAGCCCAATGCCATATTTCTCCATGAGTTGCTTTTCAAATGCAAGTTGTGCAATGTTTTCTTCAAGGTCTGTCCCTGTCATTTCAGCCGCTTCACGTTCACGAGTGGAAACTCCATTCTCAATGCGAAGGGTACTACCATTCATATCCTTAACAGGGTCAAGGATGGACATCGTTGGTCCGAACCAATCAGCATTGCACCATGCTTTTCGAATTAATGGATCATCAAAGAAACCAGGCGCTTCAATTCGGCCGTTCGCTACTGCTTCCATTAACCATACCTCATAGATTGGTTGGCAGAAGTCACGAGCGAACCACTTGCGACGTAGTTTATATTCTTCCCAAGCCTGTAACATTGCTGCACGGCTTGCAGAATACGAAGAGTTAAAGTTCTTCATCAATACTTCGTAAGGCTGGTTAAGTGCAGCACCTACTTGTTTGATGAGTTGGGTACTAAATACTTCAAAAGTAGATTGAGCATTGGAAGCATCAACACTTTTTACATCCACACCTTTAGGTAAGGCATTTAATGTGCCAGGTCCTAAATTGTATTCTGATACATCGACTACTGGTTCCGTTGGATCATCAACACCATTGTCGGCCAACATATCATTTAATGAACCAGAGTTAGTCACGGCTTCCGTAAAGAATAGTGCAAAGTACGATTTAATAATGGCCGATGTAAGTTCTGCATTTGTGTATCGATACACTTGCTTTAGCGTTTCAATAACTGGAGCTAAATAAGGCACCCCTCTGTACTGCTCTGGTCTAGTATCATTACTAATTTGCAGTACATTCGGAATACTTGTACGTTTGCCATATGCTTCAACCCTTGCCCATGTAGTTAATACACTTGTAATTGGTTCGCCAGGTACTTGATTGGATACCCAGTAGGCTACAATAGCGCCATCAGTATCAATTTCTATACCATTCAATATGCGGTTCCCATTATTTGGGTTAAGCGCTTCAACACCAGATGGGTCACCTGTAACATATGTGGAATCAGTAAGCGGATTACTTACACGATTACCTTCAATTAATTGAAGGCGCAACGTATACGGCATATCTGGTGTAGTTGGCTTACGTCTGAATACGGCGAAACTATCACCATCTGTAAGATATCCTTGATATGCGATGCTTTGCATATCGTATAAATTATTTTTGCGATAAATATCACAGTCTTTTGATTCAGCCCACAAGTCAAACTCAGCGCGAACCTTACGAGCCCATGCTCTAGCTTCCTCTGCACTGATTCCCAAGATTTGAAACTTAGGTCTAGGGAACACATTGAGGCCTGCACCAACTGTATGAGTCGTACTCGTGTTAATTGCAGCTGTTCCGACTGGTGTATTGATGGCTAAATCTGCAGATCTATCACGCAAAGTTGATAGATTTGCACCAATATCAGCCTTATAACCCAGTTTTCTAGGGTTATATCCCTTCAATGACTTGTTATTATGAGAGGCCCCGCCCTCACTATATCCGCTATTTTTAGCCCTCGGAGTGCCTATTTTAGCGTTAAATTTCTTGTTTTTTCTCGCCATTTCAGTCTCCTAATCCCTAAAAACTACCCGTTTTGACCGGTTCCCACGCCCATTATCTGTATCCATACCTGGTAATTTAGCGCCTCTTGCCACTAAATCATCAATCATTTTCCTTACTTCTGCTAAATTTGCCCTTGTAAGAGTCCGATTTCCGATTGTATAGCTTTGGCCGGTCAATATTGCTTCCTCAGCTTTGACGTACCACTCTAACCGGACGTCAATGAGCCTTGTCTTACTTGAATAACTAGTTGCCATACATCCTCCTAAATATCTGCTACTTTACTAGCCCTACGAACACGTTTCCGTATTGGTTTCTTTCGTGGAGTAGTTACTGTTGTAGTGGAATGGCCTCCACCTTTAACTACTTCCGCTAATCTATCCCAATCAGGATGGATTGAATTCATACATGCTAGGTTATATACACGTAAATCCAAAGGTTCATTACGAACCCCTGCAGTTGGTTCCCATATTTCATGGATAACGCCCTTACGTTTTACTTTTTTCTTATGTTCTGAAATAATTCCCTTGAAATACAGCTCGTCATACCCTCTAGTTCCTAGGAATTCTTCATCCAATGGGAAATGAAAGTACTTCGCACCAGGCTCTTCGATAGCCAATCGGTTCATTACCTGTTGTTTCCCATCATCTACACCTAGCATGACAAGCGGAATCTTGCTTCCCGATGCTTTACCAATCTTATAATTCAAAGGTATACCAGGTGTTCCGGCCGTACCTTTGATGGCAAATCGTTGCTTACTGAAGTTCTTTTCACAATATTCATAGACTTTTGATGTGTAGTGACCACCGGAGTCAATGAAAGCACGAGCTACTTTAAGGCCTGTACCATTCTTAAAGCGGTACACCTTATCAAGTACCGCATCAAGTGCATCCCATGTTGCTTTATTGTCAGGTTCCCCAAGGATAACGCCCTTACATATCCCCCAACATTCTTCGCCGTACCCCCAACCGGTGATTTCATACTCTAACCGATTATCTTGTGTATCTACGGCTCCAGTTAGCAGTAATACACCGTCCGGGAGGTCTGAGCCATATTTCTCACGGCGCCTAATGAATTGTTGATAGTCTTCAAAGGCACCTTGCTGTGCGTATGACTCACCGAAACGTGTATTCATAACTACCTTTTCACGAGTAGGGTCGCCTTTAGCCTCTAGCCATTCCCTCATGATGTCATTCCATGTTAGCCACGGAGACGTGAATCCATTTACAAAAAAACTGCGTATGCCATTATGCAACGCAGCAGGGTTTTTCGATATATACTTTTGAGGAACTTTTCGTATTTCATCTTCTGAGAATGTGGACCCGCAGTCAGGGCACCGCCATTTTACATCACTAACTACTACAATCTTCCGACCTTTAGCGTCCTTATGTTCCTCTGTCTCACATTCCATCTCAGTATGTCGTATCAAATGGTACTCACCACAATTAGGGCACTCATGTTGCCACTCTTCTTGAGTTCCTGTTTGATACTCTACATCGATTCGTGAGCTACCTTCATTAGTTGGCGTAGAGAATAACCCCATGACCCTGTTCCAGAACGTTGTCATACGTTTTGCAGCAAGGTCTACTGGGTCGCCTTCTGTACCGGCACTATCTGGGAAGCGGTCTACTTCGTCAGCTAGTAGAACACGCACAGGACGTGATGCCAATCCTGCTGGACTGTTCGCGCCACACATGATAAGACGGCCACCAGGAAAGAGTTTAGATAAGATTGTGTTCTTACCATCTCGTGTCTTGGCCCCGTCTTCTGATTTTGTTTCATAGAATACTTGTGAAAGTACTTTTGTATCACGGATCATCGGAGAGATACGAGACTTTGAATAATCTTGAGCTAATTCGATAGTCGGTTGAATCATCATGACTGCGCATGGGTCAAGGTGAGCGTATCGCCCGAGGACATTATTCATTATGTCCGACTTCCCGACCTGTGATGCTGACTTAACAACTACCCGATTTATACCAGGTTGCGTGAAAGCATCCATAATATCCTTTTGATATGGTGCTCTACTCGTTTTCCATCGTCCTGGTTCAGCAGAAAGGCCTTGTGATAGCATGCGATAATCATCAGCCCATTGGCTAACACTGGTTTTTGGTAATGGTTTCAACCCCATTTTAGACACATATTGCCATAATTCTTTTGCCGTTTTCATGCTATCACCTCCTTTTTTGTACTAAAAAAGCGCCTAATTTGGCGCTTTATCCTCGTCTAACTCATTGCTATCCATGAATAATGACGGCGTATATTCACTTAATTCTGATAATTTGTCCTCAATCTCTTGAGTTAACAGATTATAGGCCTCCTCTTTTGTTACATTTTGTAACTGCGGCGCCAATTTTGTTGGCAATCCTAACAATTGTGTACGTAAATTTACAAGCATTTCTGTCATGACCTGTTCTACAGTGTCTGCCGAGTATACTTCGCCGTTCATTTTGGCTAGTTTCAACTCAGCAATCTTACGTTTAGCACGTTCATTCTTGGCCTTTTCGACCTCGAATATCGCATCATCGGAACTGCTTACCTCTTCAGCAGAAGATTGGCCCTTGTATTTGACATAATTGATAACAGATTTGATAACCAAAATCTGATTTTTTTCATCCGTTGCTAAAACCCCTTCTTGGAGTAGTTGCGAAACACGTTGGCGCGAGAGTCCAAGTGCTTTTGCCAGGTTCGACTGCGAGGCCGTTGCTGTTTTCAAATCATCTGTAATTTTCACTTATCAATCAGCCTCCTTTCATTACCTGTATCACTAGCAAGGTTATAAAAAAATTAAAATCTAGGCAATTTTTGGGGTCTCGGCCACCGCATGCTTTTAATTTTTGCTAGAAGGACCCACAAAAAAATTGCTCAAAAATTTAACAAAACTCGGTATAATTTAAATTTATTTTTTTATTTTTACGACGAGACATACGGAGCTCATCTTCGTGACGGTGCCGTGCTACTTTAATACACTCTTATTCTGCTTATATTTACCGCATTCCTTATGTACCTTTGCAGTTTTTATTTTTACTAAAGAATGTGATGGCGCATACGATTTACACATATGATCAATATGAATGCCATTAGCTTTGCACCAACCCTTAACATTGTTTAAGCATCTTCGTTTCTCACAATACACATCAGTCAATCGTATTCACCTCGTTCCATTCTTCTTTTGCATAACTATATACGTTTTTATCATAGATAATATACTATATCTTGTTATTTTAATTTATAAAAACAATATCTTGTATGAAATATTTGTTCTACTTTATATTTTATAAAATAAATTTAAATTTTTCACAATTCTAACTATTGTTTTTTTACATTTAAGTGATATTATGTTGTTGAGATATTTAGACATATATAAGGATGCTCTGAGTTATTAGCTACAACTCATCTTTCTTAAAAACAAGTTAGCTTGTTCCGTCTATCGAAAAAGACCCCAAAAATTGGGGTCTTTTTCATTTTATATATTAATGCTAGTTTAATATATAATTTGCAGTTATAATGTAAATAGTGCGGGCCCGCCATAAATCTCTTCGGAGAAATTTATGAAAGGAGAGCAGGTATATGTCCAAAATATCTCAATCTGGGTCTAAACGCGGCACAAAGAAATTTGTTGCCTATGTAACAGACCCTAAGACAGGCAAGCGTCGTTATGCTCGTGACTACGGTAAACGCGCATTTGTTATTTACGTTTAGTATATAACTTGCCATTAAATTGCATCCTGTTGCGATCGCACTACATTATAGGATTAGCTACCCTATAGCAAAAAGCCCCTGCTTCGGCAAGGGCTTTTTTTGCTTTAGTGTTCTAGGTTTCACTGTGTCGTTGAGAGATAGAGTATTTGTTGTCCCATTAACTCACACTATCATTATAAAATGTCAAGAAGGACATGTCTAGGACAGTTTTGGGACAATTTTATTAAGCTATTTTCGTGTTCAGCCCAATAACACCCCAGAGCAATACGGATAGTTCTTCAATTCCCCTAGCGATGTAACGTTTGATGGTACGAACATCTGGCTTCTCAGGAAAAGAGTCCGCTATCTGTTCTAGAGTCTCCCCATTAATATAATACCTGCGCATACACTCGCAATACTTGAATTGCTTTGTGTTGCACTTTTCAGCATAGATATCAAGCATATTGTTTACATGTCGCATCATCAATGCTGTTTTCTCTTTGCTCTTAACAATGGCATTTACCCTTACTATGCTATTGTCATCGAACATATCAACTAACAGTTCATTGAGCCATATATCCTCGGCTTGTGTCGAATCCGAGATAGCATTGTCTACATATGACTGTAGCTGACTGTAATGCTTTAATAACTTGATCGTGTTGTGTCGAAGTTTACGACCTAGTTGAGCATTTTCCTGTTTGGCTAATTCATAGTACGTTTTGGTTGCCACCTCTGTGGCCAATCTTGTGATTTTCTCAATATCATATTCATTCAAATATGTTTCCCCCTTTTACTGTAGATTTTGTTTTAGTCCGAATTTGTATACCAGCTTCATAAGAAATAATTAAATATAATCAGTATTTACACTACAATAAGCCTGCCTTTGCTATCAACAGGGTACGATTTTGTTTCTAAAACCACATGACCTTTATTTTTATAGCCATATTTCTTTTCCCAATCACGGAATACCTTTGTTAAAGCTGCGCTTAGCTCATCAATATGTTCAGTCTTAACATTTGATAAATAATCACAAGCCCATTCAGCTATTTCATCATCAATATCATAATTGATAACGTCTTCAATCACTCGTTCTGCATCAACTTGTGGAGTGTAATAATTTGGATGCCCTATTCTCACAACTCGTTCATATTCATCTGTGAGCCATGTCTCTTTTAAATCAGGTTCACACTCCATAAGATCATCGATAGCCTCTTGTATTGTATCTTGTGGCTCACCTGCATTTCCGTAGTCATCGACCCAACACCATTTATCCTTATCTTCGACTAGCATCAATCTCACATCCAATCAACAGTTCTACACGTTCTTTAAAATTTAGTCTTGGCTCTTCCGGTTGATGAATAACATACTCTATTTCGGAACCGCCAAACATTTCGTCATACATTATAACTTCAATGTCTTTGTTTTCTACTCTGCTTAAGGCTTCTCCTAACTCTTTAACAGTCATTTTATACCTCCACTAATTCTATAATCACAAGAATATTTCCATATTCTCTGTGATGTGTAAAATTACATAGTCTTCATCATCCTGAATAATCTCATCAGCCATAGTTCCGATGAATTTCCTATTATCGTTTTCTATCACACCAGCAGATTGTAACCCATCAAGAATGAACTTCTTGGCAAACGCTACATTGTCAGGATCGTGCCTAGTTGAAGAATGCCATTCAAATAATAGGTCTACTTTCCCATTAACAGGTTGTATCTGCTGTGAAATGCATTGTTCTTTAACCTGCTCAGTGCATTTCTTTTTCATAGCAGCCGCCGCTATAGTAGAGCCACGCTCACAATCAATGTACTCATTTAATGTTGGGAACCGGTCATGAGATTTTTTTCGGAATCTAAACTGACATCGTAATAGAATTTTCATCGGTGAGACGCTCCATTGAATATAGCCACCGCATATTCACCACGTAGGCGGTCATATACTCTTTGACTATAATTCTTTTCAGTCCAAGCATCGCTATAATTCGTCGTAAGAATGATGGGTTTCATCCTGTTGTAGCGATCAATGATGATGCTTTCGACTTTAGACGGTACCCAATCAGATTTTGAGTACTCCGCCCCAAAGTCATCGAGCAATAGCAATGGGATATTTCTAAGTTTTTGCTCAAATCTTAGATAAGCTACATTGTCGCCTTTAGACAATGTAAGCATGGTATCTAATAAATTAGGCATAGAAATCATGAGGCACCCTTTGCCTAATGCCATAGCCTGTTTTAAGATACTCACCGCAATTGATGTTTTACCGGTACCAGCTGGGCCTCTTAATATGAGGCCCTTGCCAGAATCAAGATTAGTTTTCAGATTATTAGAATACTTTTTAACCACATCGTAAGCTTCAGCGTTTTCCTTTGAAAAACTACCATGTTTACGCAACCAGTCAAAATCCATAGAATAATAGCGCCTAGGAATTCCGACTGCAGCATAGGTTGTATTAACGTTTGTCTGAATGACTACTGGTTCGTCATATATCGGATAGAAGAACTCATTTTTTCCCGTGGACTCTTTCATATTCCGCTTGCCAGTCGACGTGTTCGTCCTTTCTCGAATTTTTTCGAGACACGCTTCTAGCATTGCTGTTACATTTGCTTGTTCCACCCTTTGCTGCCTCCTCCCTAATCTTATTATTTAGAACGGCTGTGATGTATGCGATACTAGCTTTCCCTACTTCGCTAGATTTACTAATAGCATTAATAACTTCATTTTCACCAAAGTCATTAACAAGACATTCTAGTTTCTCTTTTGTCACCGAAGAAATCTCACCTACATCATTCATATAAATTTTGAACACGTTTTTATATGAATCATGTTTTTTAGATTCATCAAACATGGATAAGATATTCTTATCTGATTTTTCATTTTCAGCGTCGCTATAATATGAATATGAATATATACTTTCCTTTCCTTTCCTTTCCTTTTGTTCGTTTTGTTCAACGACCGTTGAAGTTCGTTGAACGGTCGTTCGATTTTGTTCCTTTTTTCTTCTAGCTTCACCACTTTTAATGCCTGCGAGCCTACGTTGTTCCTGCTTTTTTTCAAATTTACTTCTTCGCTCTTCTTGTCTGCGGATTAAACTAGGAGACCAAAAATACTCGTCATCGCACTCAAGCAATTCAAAATCATAAATTAACGAATTTATGAACGAAAAAGATTTATTTGAACAAAAGAAACCTTGTTCATTTTCGTTCAACGGTCGTTCATTTTCGTTCAACGGTCGTTCATTTTCGTTCAACGGTCGTTCATTTTCGTTCAAAATCCCTAACTCTTTATCAAGCGCAATAAAAGTATATTTTTTAAAAGGCAGTCTGTAGTCCTCGGATGAAGCTAGTTTTTCAATTAATTTCCACCACCAGGCATATGAAATAACACCAAACTCTGACTCCATTGCCACAATTTTAGGATCATTGCTCGCATTAACATCGTGGCTGAAGTAATATACATCCTTGGCCATTCATCATTCCTCATCTACAAATAAATTATCCTGGGCTCGACGTCCCATAATAAACCTTACGCATTCATCGATTAAGTCTTGAACTGAGATAGCAAATGTTGAGTCTGCATACTCTACATTCAGCCATCCAGTTTTAAATTTAAATTCATTAGGAGTGTTCATATCAGATACTACGCCTTCAACACAAACCTGATTAACAAGACCTTCGATTTCACCATACTTAAACTTAAAAGCACTTACAACAAATGGAATATTAAATTCATCAAAGATTTCAAAGTTTCTTTTTACAATATTCTGCAGATTGCTAAACGCTCGTAACAATTCGGGGCGTGGATCATCTTTTGATTTAAGTGTAAAAATATCAGTAAGGCCTGTGGCAGATGGTTTCTGATAGGCAATGCTGATATCGTTATCTTTAATTTGGATTGATTTAATAATCATAAGGAGCTCCTTTCTTGTTCTACGATTACTAATTTACCAGTAGCAGCTTGAACAGCTTGTTTAAATATTTCTGCATCTGAGTTGCTGTCAGATAAATGTAGTAGCCGTATGTCTTGACACTTAGTTAGGTCCATCGATTTGAGGAATTTAATAACGTTTTCTAGTGAAAAGTGAGATTGAATTAATCGTTCCATTCGTTTTTCGTCTAAATAACCAGCATCTACTTGTTGGTTTAAGATTTCATAGGAATGGTTACATTCAACCATGATATGATCAACATCTTTGAACGTATATCGGCAGTAATAGGTATCTGTAATGTAGAGGAGTTTTTCCTCGCCATCAGAAATTAAAAAGCCAACATTAGGAACGTCATGTTCTAATTCAAAAGGCAAAATACTGAAATTGCCTATCGTAAATTGAACCTTAGGTGTAATATATATGACTTTATGGTTCCCTGTTACATATAATGCATCTGCAGTATCTTTTAGCATATATACACGATGACCTAGCTTTAATAGATCATTTACGGCCTTGCTATGGTCTCCATGTTGATGTGTGAGCAACGTGCCACATAGGTGTAGAAAGTTAAAGCGACAATACCTTTGAATTTCTTTAAATGATAATCCTGCATCCAGTAGCAGTTCATCACCATTGGTTGAGGTTTTGATTCGGTAGCAGTTCCCTTTCGAGCTACTACCGAATGCTTGAATACTAATCACAATTAATCACCAAACATATTGACTGCTTCGCCAGTTTCAGGATTAACAAACTCACTGGCAGGACCAGGTTCTATGTCAATGGCTTCAGAATTTGCATTATTAGCGATGGTTTCTGCCACATCTGATTGAACATCGATAGTTTCACCTTCGAAATCAGGGGTTAACTCGCCATTATTATCACGAATGACGGCACCATCTACAGAGATTGCATTAGCCATGCTCTGCATTTCGACTGATAAAATTCCATATTTACTTAACAAACGTTTGAGTACTGTTTTGATGGCCATTGCGTCAAAGTCAGTTTTCCAAAGACCAAAGCCCCTTTTGTATGTTTGGGAATACTTTATAGCATGTGCTTCAGCATCTTCTTTAGACATATATAAATACTTTTCAAAGCCATTAATGAGTTTGAAATAAGCGATGTAGCCAACTACATTGTCACCAGTTCGCTCGCCTAATTCGAATTCGCCTGTGAGTTTGTTATGGTGTTTAATTTCGCCTTCGTAGATTTCACTAGCATTAATAGTCTTATATTGACCTGTGCGCATGGCCAACTGGATATACCCTTTGTAACCCATTTGAAATTGAGCTTCATTAATTTTCTTCTTGCTATTGTAGAAAGGAACAATGTAAGCAAACCCCAGATTTTGGTTAATTGGAAGATCCAAAGTGGCCGCCATCACACCTGCAGTAATAACTGTAGTAGGGTCAGCTTTAGATAAAAGTTCATTATTGTTAGATACAGAAATCAAGCTAGACACAAAGGCCGCTGATTTTTTACCCAAGATTTCATTAAAACGTTTCTTTACCGACTCACTAGACACCATAGTTTTAAGCGATGGTGTTTGAGTTTGTGCTTTTGTTACTTCACCCATTATGTACCTCCTATGCCACGTTCTCGCATACAGCGTGGATATCTAAGTTAGATAGAATATTGTGAATTTCTAAACGGCCCTTTTGAGTCCATTTAGTAGTGATTTTAGAGTCTAAGCGACCATCACTTCTACAGAATGTAAAAGTTTCGGATTTAGTGAAACCCTTCGACATATGTTGTTTGTAGAGAATCCATTGATCACCGACTTTACGTTGTAGACCAGCTTCGTGCAAAATCTTATTTAGCTCTTGAGCACTCATGCCGTAGTCAGCGGCAATTTGGGTGATGGTTAAGCAAGATTTACTTGAGAGGATTTTATCAACGTAATCCTTAACTGGTTTAAATTCAGCGATCTGTTGCTCTTGTTGAGCAACGATAGCCTTTGTTGCATTGTGCGATTCCACCTCATTGGCGTATGCTCTAAGAGCTTCAGGTAGTGACTTTGGAATTGATATAGAGTAGGACCCAGTTTTTCTAATAGCAGGAATCACATCATGTGTAATCCAACGTTTAAATTCTTTTGCTTCAGGTTTTCGACTTGAAAGCACGAGGTTATATAGCCCGTATTCGTTAATAGCAGCAATATCTTGTTTTCCTCCAGGGGTGTCCAGTTTAACCGACCCCCTTTCATCAGAATCTAGTCGGCTGATTGCATCTCGGTACTTTGTGATTTCTAAACAATCACATACATCTTTAGCGACAAACATTAATTCGCCATCTACCGGTACAATCCGAATTTGTCCAAATCTATCATTATTAAAAATTTGTAAGTCAGTCATACTTACCCCTCCTTAACCACTAATTGTGGTTCTGATTCATCAACGATCAATTTAATTGTTTGGCTATTAACAGGTATAAAGTCAGTAACAGCTTCCGCATTGTCTATGAACACCGGAGCATTAACTTTGAAGTAGCTAGTTAATGCATTGATAATGTCTAACCCTACATTAATGCGTGCTGCGTTGTTCATGCTGCGGTATGGTACCCCTTTATAGGTGGTTTCACAACATTCTTCAACATTGCCATTCAACATGACGTTGAACATTTTGAAACGAGCCAATTTAAACCTTGCATTAATACTTTCTTCCAGCATATTAACCTTGGCCTTAACGAATTCATCCATCAAATAAGAGGCTTCATCAAGTTTCATTTTTTCTTCGGATAATTCAGCTTGTTTTGCCTCGAGTTCAGACACACGTATATCAATACGCTTAATTTCAGCGAACTTGTTGAGTTCCTGTTCTAGCTTCATGCGTTCTGTTTTGTTGGCTGATATTTTAATCTCGAGTTCAGCAAGTTCTTCCGAGTGATCCGAGTTATATTCGTCAATCGCCATTTGCAACATAAACTCCTCAGCTTTTAAGCTTGCATACTCGGAATCATCATCAAGGACTGGTGCAGTTAGCTTCTCAAGCTCTTCAGCTATAGTGCCCCTTAAGAGTTCTTTTGCTTTAATAAGAGCCTCTAACGTTTCAATAGGCTCTAAATTAGCATCACGCTTTTTGATGCCTTCAATATCCTGCTCCTTCAGAGCAATAGAGCGTTCAATCTCTTCTAATTGCTTAGACTTTTTGAGATTATAATTTGCTTCTGCCTTAGCGTAAGCATCTTGAATTTGCTCTGCAGGAAGTTTTTGACCGCAGGCTGGACAATGATCGTCAATATCCGCAACAAATGTTTCTGCATTAATTTGACTTCGTTGAATAGTTAATTCCCCAATTAAGCCTTGAATAAGATTGATTGTTGCTGCGGATTCATCTATACGGCGTTTTGTATCCTCAATCTTAGAGGTTAAACGATTAATTTCAGCTACAACAGCAGCATATTCATTAGATTTTATTGCGCATTGTTTTTTACAGTCCATTTGCAATTCGGTTTCACGAGCCATAATCTTGCGCTGCACATCTTTTAATTCGGCTCGTTTATCAACGATTGAATGACCATTCTGCAATAAGGCTTTATCGTTTTCTAACTTTTCGATATCTGCATTTAAGATATCAATATTAAGTCGCAACACTTCTGGATTCGCTGTTACTTCAGGTTTACCTCGTAGAGCCTCATCAATTCGAACCGGCAGCATATCCAATTCTTTGTTGATAGTCGCTTTTTTAGATGCAACTACCTTTCGATGATCATCTACACTATGACCGGATAAGATATCTGTTAATGCTTTTAAATCGCGGTGGCTTGCGATGACATCTTCATCTGAGATATCTCCGCACATTTCCAATAGCAACTTACGACGATTTTGCCAGGAGTAAGTCTCATTGAAATATAAAGGGTTCGTGATTAACTTGAAGATGTTTTCATTTACAAGGTTATTTACAATCTCTTTATATTCCTTTTCTTTCTTTGGAACCCCATCGACAAAGTAATCAGTCGTATGACCTGTCAATGTAACTTCACCCCCGCGAGGGGATGAATATTTTTCACGATATACCCGCTGTAATTCAATCGTTCCGCCTTCATCTAATGTAAATGTGCCTGTTACTTCATGATTGACTTTATGGATAGGTTCGCCACCATCCAATGTTTTAATTTCGAAGTCGGCTCTATCTAAACTATCTTTGCCAAATAGTAACCAACACACAGAGTCAAATACAGTCGTTTTGCCGGTAGCATTATCGCCACGGATTACAACATCGCCGTTTAAATCTAACGTAAAGGAAGTTAATCCTTTAAAGTTAAGCAGTTCTAATTTTGTGAGTTTCATATCATTCTCCTATACAACAGTGGCATCTACATCGATGGTATGAGGCTCAATCTGTAGTTGATTGGCCCATTGCATGACCGTCGAATTAATTTGAGCATTCTTTTTTAGTTCTTCATTAGCGAAGAGCTTCGCCTGCACTAAGTCGAATATTTGACGGCCTTTCTTTTTACCTTTATTGGCCAATTCTAGGCACGCGACCGGTTTCATAGCATCGTCGGTAACTAACACTATTGCGGTAGTGCCTTTCATGACCCTATCTCGGTATGATCCAACACAATTTTTTAACCGTTTACCTGCAGTCATTAAATCAGCTGCAGTCTTAGGAACCATGAAGTGCATTCCGTTTACATCAGCTTGTAGCTGAGGGACTTCCGGAAGCATTACGTCGCCATACTCTTGTTTGTTGTAAATATTAACTACAACATCATGGAAGTCTTTTAGCTTGCAATTAGTATCCCAAACTTGAGCTATATACTTACCATTTATTTGACTGTACATATTAACAATATCCCTGATGTCTGATGCAGTGACATTTAGCAAATACCGTAATAAATTTCGCTCACCATATCGTTTGGAAAGACCAAGCCACATATTAAAGATCTTTTCAGACCTAACGGCCATATTTTCATCTAGATGAGCAGCATTAATTATTTTTGCAGATACATCATCGAACCCTTTGTCTCTATTAAGAGTCAATATGGTCCTTCGATTATTTTCATCTTTAAAAACATTCAGCATGCCTGATAGCTTAACAATCATAGGGTCATTAACCATAATGCTACGCAATAATTTACTATCAGGAGCTCGATGATAAATTCGCAATGCTTCTAAGAATCCGGTCCCCTTTTTAGTCATAGTTAAAATCGAATCATCAAAATGTAGATCTCTTATGGAACCCATCCAATAGCGTGGAGTCCATTTAATGTTGCTTTTAATAATTTTAGTGACAGCAGGCATATCAGGAGCTCTAAGCTTTAAGATCATATTAACCAACATAGAAATTCCATATCCGCCATATTCACTAATCGAATGTGGGATATAAACATCTTTTACTTTATATCCACACTGCTCTGACAAGCGTTTTTCAAACGTTAGGCGCAGACTTTTGAAGAGTTTGGTCAAATGCTCTTTATTAACGCCATGAACTGCATAGGATTTTCCTATGTATTTTAAAATTGGCATAATCGGATTATCATACTCACGAATATACTCGACTGTGAGCTCATGTTTTCTCTTATCTTCATCGATATAAAAAGCTTTTCTGGCTTTGAAATCAAAACGCAGGACTTCTTTATAAGAGCCATCTTCAGATGTTCCATCCCAAAATAGCTGGATTCCTTTATATTTAATACGAAGATCGAGAAAGTCTTTGCAATTAACGACTTCAAAAAACATTTCTTTAGGAAATAGTTCCTCATCATCAGATGCAATTACTACTTTATGAACATATGGTTCGGAGCGAGTTCCACAATTAGGACAAACATAATATTTCGCACCTGTATAATATCCGCAGCCCATGCTATATTTGCGATTCCATGTACCACCAAATGTATGATTGCAATCGCAATGGTGAATTGTTGTGTAAGCAGCATCATAATGTTTTTCAATTATGATGCTGTCGAACATTTTGCGGATGTATAAACTTGACACAGTTTCCACAGAACACCACCGCCTTAATCGCCAAACATAGCAAAGAGGTCAGCGTTTTCTTCTACACTAGGCTCAACCATTGGCTGTGTTTCATCTGCAGTTGGTTTGCTATCAACTGGTGCAGGTTCTTTAGTTGTTTTAGTCTTACGGGTACGCTTTGGCTTTTCTTCCTTTGTAGCATCTTCCGTTTTATCCTTAGGAGTAGCTGACTTAGGAGGCTCTACCACATCGAAGGCTTTTACAATTGCATTAGATGCTTTCAGGACACATTCTGTATACGCTATACCTGCTTGGTATTCTTCAGCATTACCAGGGTCCACTTCAATGGCCTTAAGTAATACGTCTAATGACTTTTTACATATATCAGCTTGCGCTTTGAATTGTTGCTTAGCCATATTTAAGCCTCCTTCTCTGCCATGATGGATTTTAAATCGGTGATAAGGTCATCCGTTAAAGAGTCGCTAGACGGACGAGTAACACCGTGCTTGCTAAAAACAGCAATCGCCTTTTTAGCCTTTACACCATCCTCACCCATCCATGCACGGAATTCTTTATAAAAGGCTTTTTTATCTACCGGTTCGTCACTTACATCCAATGCAGGTTCAGGTTCAGGTTCAGATTTAACCTTTTCTTGAACGACTGGCTGAGGTTGTGATTCTGCTTTAGGCGACGGATCAGCGTCAAGAGGAAGTACTGGAAGGTCGTCATCCGTAATTTCTGAAGTTTTCTGTTTTTCCTGCTTTGTAGCAGGCTCTGCTTTAGGTGCAGTTTCACACATTGCTTTTGTTACTTGTTCAGCAGGGTGCTTTTCATCATGACAATTACCGCAGCATTGATGGTTTAAAATTTCATTCCATTCTGCGATTTTAAGTGCAAGATCTTCTGTGTTATTGAATTTAATTGTTAAGATATTTTGATTTTCCATGATAAGTTCTCCTTTAGAATTTAAACAGTAATTCATCATCCACTAATTTTCCTTCAACAATTTTAGGGATTCCAATTTCCTGGAGTTTACGAATTACGCTACGACTTTTGGATATATAAATAGTATTTCTTTCAATTTGTACTGCTGTTGGTTTAATTACATATGGCTCCGTTGCAAGTGCAGGGACCACACAAATAACTTTATTATTAATATCTATACCAACCTTGAAATATTCCGGCCCTTTTAACTTCCTGTAAGCCGGCATTGAAAGCTTGATATAGCTATTAGTAGTCACTATCGCTACCTTTTGTAATGATTCATGCTTGCCTTTGTTATCTGCAAAGAAATTAAAGTCAAATGCATTTACAGTGGCTTTATGTTTTATTGCTTTTATTTCAGGCATTTTATCTCCTTTCAAAATTTAAAGAGTAATTGAACGGATCCGTTCTGATCATTAACGGTACCTTCGAGATTGTTTGTAATGCCTAACTCTTTGAGTCCGGCTAAAACAATACGAGCTCTTGAAATAACTACCTTTGACCGTTTAAGTTCGTGTGATTTTGGATAAATAGCACCTTTGATATTTTCTTTATCAATAGGCAGCACATGAATTACATGGTTTACTTTATCAATGCCCACCTTAAGGCCAATAGGTTTTCCCATTGCTTTATAAGCATCCATGCTTAATCCACACGCGGATCCCCACACATTAAATCGTATCTTCGGAGGATACCGGCCAGTTCTATTAAAGAAATCAAAATCTATATTTTTATTAACAGTTGGCATAGTAGCCTCCTTATGTGTTACAATTTAACTAGGTTAATTTAATTTGTGCTCGTATCTCATTGCCGTGAGTGCGAGCATTTTTACTTTTACGGCGAATATGTTCATCGTGGCAAGGCTTGCATACTCTAATTGCCTTGTGATTTATCTCGTCATAAATGTAGTTATGAGTGTGTGGAATTAACCTAACTCCACATTTAGTACATGTTCGGACCGGCGGCCTCATTGTATCAACATCCAAATCAACCAACCGTAAAACATAATGCAAACGGCCATCAAAACAAGAATAAATAGCACCCCAATTACATCAATGTCTTCCATATCTTCCTCCTATTCGTAATACGGATTATGGCAGTATTCGCCGTATTTTCTAATTTTAGGAATATAATTGACTTCACATTCCTCGGCTTCTACTTCTGCCATATCCTTTTTATACCCATATATTGATAACGCTAGACCTATGATTGATTGAATAAGGAATTGCATATATCCAATTTGGTCGAGTTCTAATGACCCCATAGAGCCTGCAATGAGGAACGTCCCCAATAACATATAGCTCATAATTTGATCTCCTTTAAACCTTTAAAATAACCAGGAACGTGCCTAAATCCAGAATGATACATAGTCGACACCTGACAGTTTGATATGTCGGTATTTTTAACATACTTGATAGCCTCCCGGATGGCGTTGTCAATTAATTGCGTTTTTAAGTTAGAAAATCCCCAATTCGAGATACCCAACTCTTCAAGCTCCATCAGCGCCCATCGTTTTGTATTACATTTTCTGTCGAGGCTATATTGAAATCCACCTACGATTCCTTTAATTACGGATATTGTGTAATGATAGGATGTGTTACTCCAGTTCATGATTTATCCTCCTATTGAATACGTGCAGCTTTAAATTCTGCATCGATAATTTTTAAGTCCCAGCCCAAGGCATTCATTAGGTACTTCTTAAAGCCTTCTTTGTCGATGACAAAGGCTCTTGACTTTTTGCCTGGTGACTGCCAGGCGTAGGCAAATGGAAATTTGCCTACTGCGATACCCTCTCGGACTGCTGTCAAGCTAATTCCGAGTACTGCAGCCATCTGAGAAACGGATATTACTTTTTTGATCATTTGCTAACCTCCTTTTATAATCCGATACGATATTTCGTATTACTCGGTAAAAAAAAGAACTTCAAGAGGAATCTCAGACCCCATAAGATTTTTAATCCGTACGCATTCATCATAAGTTAATGGATACTTTCCGTTTAACTTATCCAGAATGGTTGCGTATCGAATTTTTAGCTTATCCGCTAGTACTTTTCGACTCCAACCTAGTCTTGCGAGCTCGGCATTTAGATTTGGATACATATATTCACCTCCCTTTACCACCTCTAAAAATACGATATTTCAATAGCTTCAATTCGAAATATCGTATTTCTTATGTCATTATCATAATACGATATTTCGAATTTGTCTAGTTTAAGCTTGTTAATGATTTATTAATGAGTTTTTTAATTACGAAATATCGTATTTAAATGTTGATATTTCGTAATTAATATATTACTATATATGTGAGAGGGCTTTATGAATAGAGGTGATCACTATGACGAGAGAACAATTTTTAAAAGAAAAAATATTAGAAATAGATACAATTAAAGGATTTGCCGCTAGAATTGACATGCCTTATACTACGTTATACTCTATTTTGAATAACGTAGGCGGTGCATCTATAGATAACGTGTTAAAAATTTGTAAAGGGTTAAATATTCCTGCAGTTATATTAGAAGAATTTGATAGCCAAAATACTTTTAGTTATGACGAAGAATTAATATCTTTACAAAGGAATTACAAAGGTTTAGGTAAGGCTGAAAGACAACAGTTAAATGACTTTATTGATTTCTTAAAGTCAAAACATGATTCGAATATGCCAGAGGATGATGATCTTGACTAATAATCTTGTAAGTACGATAAAAGAGGCACACAATACACGTAAGTTAATAGGTGATGAAATTAAGCTAACACCTAGAATGGTAATTGAATATTTAATAAAACAAAAAGGAGTTTGTGTTAAGACCTATAAACAAGGTGCACAAGCTCTCGGAGTATCCCCTTTAATAATAGGGATGTATACGCAGTCATCAGATGCAGCGACTTTGTATTTACCTAAAACAGATGATTTGTATATCTTATATGATTCAGAAATTAAAACAAAAGAACGTAAACTATGGAGTATTTGTCATGAAGCTGGTCACATAATTAGAGGTCATTATTTACAAAAAATGAACGATCCAGATTTAGTCAAATCCCCTATTTTAGAGTTGGAAGCAAATACATTTGCCAGGGAGTTATTAGCACCTGCCACTTTAGTATATGGTTTTATTTCTAGGTATAAAACAGAGGGTCCTAATATCGAAGACTTTTACTTTGCTTATAGATATGTTTTTGGATTAAGCAAGTCAGCTTCTGCATTATCTGCTAATATACTTTCACACGAAGGATATCAGATTGAAAACGATTTATCTCTAATTCAACAGTATGGCGCCAAGCTAAATAAACTATTTCCTTATATTAGTACGCGAAGAGATTACCATTATTTGGTATCAGCTATGTGTAAAACAGAATACGACCACGTTAAGAGAGCTTACGATTTAAATAAGCCTTTTAGGGAAGGGCTATTTAGTCGTTCTGTATTTTAAATTTAAGGAGAGATTGGTATGAACAAAAGAGTGTTAGTAACAGGGATTTTATTAGCTACTTTATGCTTTACAGGTTGCGGAGGACCTGTCGATAATATTAAGGATGCTACAGGACTCACACAAGAACAGTCGCAACAAGTGCTTGTTGAATTACAAAGCGTAGGGGTTACTAATTTCGGCAATGTAAATAAGGCAGACGGGCAAAAAGATGTATATTATATAGTTGATGAAAAGTATGGGCAAACTTTCTTCCGCATCAAAAATGATAAAGTTAGTGAAATCGAAAACAGCTTTTCGACAGTCTACAAAAATGGCGAAAAACTAGATACTATTGACGATGTGTATATAAGCAATCAGCAACAAGGAGAATATCGAGCTGCTGCTAAAGAGGCCGTGTTATCCAAATTAAAAGCTCCTTCTACTGCTAAATTTGATATAAAGCAAGTTATCCGCTATAAGAACAGTGTTACTGTCCGAGGCACTGTTGACGCACAGAACGAATTTGGCGCAATGATCAAAGGCACGTTCTTTGTTAAGATACTCGCAGATACAGGCGCAGTAGATTCGGTCACTGTTAGTAATTTATAGTCTAAATAAAAAAAATAAGCCCCTACCAAGCTATTAGGTAAGAAGCTTATTTAAAGGGAGAAAAATATGGAGACACGCACAATAACTATTCCTAAAGTACCTTCAGATAGGAGATACTGGTTAATTAGAACCGAAAAGGGCAAATATTATCGAGACTTTAAAGAAAATGGCTATATTGCGTTAGGTTGGGATTATTTTAGCAATCTTGATGATTTAAAAAGTGCCGCACTTGCCTTACAGGTAAAAGAAAAACTTACTGGTATATTTAAAAAAGTATATCCTAGCGAGAAAAGACCTGGTCTAGCAATAAACCAAATGATTAAGTTTATTACTGATATATCTATTGACGACGTTGTTATTATCCCAAGTAGTAACAGTAATGAAATCTCTATAGGTGTGGTAACATCAGCCCCATACACTTCCTCCCCTACCGTTAATCGTGCATCTTGTCTTGATGTAGAAAAGCCAGAATACGAAGAGTGTCCTTTTATCAAACGTATTCGAGTTAAATGGCTGACACGCATAAAAAAG